CATTTTAGTCATTACCCGGACATCCTTTTTGAACTGCTTCAGCTTTTTAAATTGGTCCTTGCCTGATATCACCGACAATTCACGTTCATTTAAAAATTGTTTGAATGTGATCATTTTTATTCTTTAGGTTCGGGTTCGGGTTCTGGTTCATCTTCCGGTTCTGGTTCTGGTTCATCTTCTGGTTCTGGTTCGGGTTCACTTCCATCTTTACCCGGATCACCAAAATCATCAGCTTCAGGTTCACCACCAAAACCACCATCGTTTTCTTCTTTTTCAATCTGCTTCTGCTGTTCGGCAATATCATCATCGGTCATGTGGAAGACTTCTTTTTGCAGCCACAATTCACTAAAAAACTTACCAATGAAGGATTCGAACTGTTCAGCAGTTTCAAGCCTTTCCTTCCAAATATCATTGGTTTTCAGTTCATCGAAATAATTATCAGCTTGCCATTTGAACCGGATGTCATTTCTGATTTTCTTGAAATCCTTTATGTTCATAATATTTTTATACACAAGCTGTTTGCTTAAAATATCCATAAACAGGAAGGAAAAACGGTATCGCAAAAAGTTGATAAATTTGGTGAATTTCAATTCCTGCCTTGTCAATTCCCCGGACCTGCCCAATTCGACTGTTGGATTTTCATCCTGATCGATCCGGGCAACAGGCACTTTCAGGGATTTATAAAGTTTCTTTTTAAAATAAATGATATCATCGATTTCACCCAACTGTTGACCACCTTCCAAGGTTTCGATCTTTGTGCCTTTCTGATCGGCATTGGTTGGCAGATAATAGTCCTGTATCATCGACATGACATTGCGCTTCGAAGACATTTCCCCGGTTGCAGCATCATAATAGATTTTGGTTTTGAAATTTCGGATCAACTTTTTAACATAGGCATCGGCTTTTTTCTTTGGCAGTTTACCAACATCGATAAAGAACACCCTGCGTTCAGGCGCACGTGTGATTCGATAGATCACAGCAGAATCTTCAAGCAAGCGCAACTGGTTCAGGGGTTTCATTGCCTTGTGCAGATTGGAAACGTAATATTTCCCGGATGGATCGGTGACACCCGAAGGAACATAAGTGATCAGGTTTTCGGATATCAGATATCCTTCCGTATCCTTATCCTGTTTGTATTTGTGCAAATATGATGTGTCTGCGCAACCATCCAACCTGCGTGTATTTATCTTATATATAAAGGCGTATTCACCCTTCAGTTCGACATCCTTTTGCTTGGCAAATTCCTTCAAGGGTTCTGTGATCTTTACCCGGACAATATCATAAGGTGAAAGCATCTGAATCTTTTTGATACCATCCTTTTCCTTTTTAGGATCGATCACATCTTGAAAATAAACCCTTCCATCCACATACCATTTCCGAAAATAAAAATCAGCTTCATTGTTGAAATTCAACATTTTGACAATTTCATCAAATTCGGCCTTGACCTTTTTCTGCATACCTTTCTTCAGATCGGTATCATCCAAATCGATATCAACAACGGAATTGGGTTCCTTCACAATTGCTTCATTGACAATTTCTTCCACGGCATCTTCGATTTCAAAATTGACCGTGGATTTTCGATATATGCTGATCAGGTCTGAAATGGTTTTGAATTTCAGTTCGAAGTCCACACCCCAATTCATCTGATTTATGGAAAATTCGGGTGATTCTGGATCATCGGTATTTGGCAGGACTTTTGTTTCCTTGGAAAGTTCATCCGTATCATCGAATTTATCTTCCTTCCCCGAAAACATTTTCTTTATGCGTTCAAATGCCATAATAATTTCCTTTGTGGTAAGGTTCTATGATTATTTACGTTTTCGCTTTTTGCCTTTGGTCCGGGTGACTTTCTTGCCCTGTTCCTTCCCTGCCCGGACATGCTTTGCCCATTTTTGTGTCATTGCTTTGAACACTTCCTGTTCCGATGCCTTGCGCCACTTACCACGGGTGTTCAGGATTATAGGCCTGTAATCTTCCCATGTGAAAGTTTTAATATCGGACCTAATATGGGTTGCCAAATATCGTCTAATAATCAAGTATGCAAACCCGGCAGGTAACCGTAAAGCATTCCATGCAGCCTTAATGTCACCATACGAAATCCGGGATTTGTTTTTGGTTGCACGTATCAGCCGATCAGCCAATTGCAATCGTTTTGCCCACGGTACATAATGAAGGGAAAGGCCTAAAAATCCATCCGGGTATCTTGCCAAAACGATTGCCAAGGGAAGGGCATCCCAATAAGGAAGATCACGTGCAGTTTTGGCAGAATATTTAAACAGAACCGGGTAACCCAATTTCAATTTTTTGAACTGCCCTGCTTTGACCGAAGAAATAGCATCGTTTTTGAAGATCTGTTTTACAAGGATCTTCACAGATAATGGAAGTGCTTTTGGTCCTGCCATAATTTATCCTAAAACGGCATTGATCAGTTTGACAAATCCTTCAACATCTTCTTTGTCAACAATCTTTTTCATTTTATCCATTTGTTTTGTGGATGCCATTTGAAAAAACTGGACCATTTCTTTGAACCCCATTTTAGCACCACCTAACATCTTTTCAAATCCCTTCAGGGATTCAAGCAGTTTTGATCGGTAATATATATGTGTCCACACTTCCATTTTTAGATCCATTCATATCCAAGGGTAAACATAATACCTGATGCAAGATCACCTGCATCATCATTTCCATCATTCCATGCATCCACAAGTTTTTTGATCACCTTATAAAGATCCTTCACGTTCAGGTTTGCACGTGTTGGAATACCAACTTCCCCGGCAACTTCGGCATCTGAACCCTTCAGGGTATATGGATATTTCTTGCCTTTGGGCAGAAATGGTTTGTCTTCATCTGGATCGATGGAAGTCTGCACGTGTTTTATAAAAGCATTAGCCTTCGGCAATTCACCATAAGTAAGGGTTTCAAATCCTTCCTTTAAATAATAATGGACTTTAAAAGACCGCATCTGGTTTTCTCCTTATCGGTTGAAATCTTTTTCTGTTAATATGGTAAAGGTCATGCCCTTATCTTTTGCATATTCCTGTGCAGCCTTCCATTTGTTCATGTTCTTAACGAATTCCATGATCTGCTGTTGGCTTGCACGTGTCTTCTTTTGAACAGGTGGTGGTTCCTGTGTAAATGCCCACGGTTTAATTTCGATTAAATATTCCTTGATTTTACTGGACTTCGTTTTCACCCTTGCCCATACATCGATATAATACCGATGCTTTTTTCCATCAAGGTCCGATATATAAGGAACGAAAATTTCTTCCGAATTCCATTTCAACACATTCGGGTTGTTATCGAAAAACCGATACCACTTCAATTCTAACCCGGATCTGAAAACCACATTTCGTGGATTGCCCTTATATTTTTCCGGGAACTTTGGAAGATACTTTCCCTGTTTCAATGTCCTTTGATTATACATTTTAATTATTCCAATACATTACTATTTACCTATTCCCTTTTCCGATAAAATTCAAGCATCTTATCCACAAATTCTTTTAGAAAGCTATTAGCATAAACACCCGATTTAAATGGACATTCCTTATATACATCCAATTTCGCAAAAATATTCCCACATAAATTTATGCATAATCCACGCACACTTACAAAAGGGCATATTGGTCTGGAAGCATCTGGACATGATTTCCACCATTCCAAACCCTTTGCCATTTCCTTATCAATAATATCCACATTCACAGTCAAGGAAATACCATCAATCGTGAATGTTTCGGACATGAATTTTCCAGTTAAATTTTAATGGTACTTACATCATAATCAAATTGTTCCTGATCGTAATATTTGATCCTTCGGTAAAAGTGCCTAATTGCATAATTCTTTTTGTTGTGAAAAGTAAGATCATCAGCAACATCATACAATCGGGCATTCTTATCAAAATATTTTCGCAACACCCGGCCTATGCTTTGGATCACTTTCACACTTGATAAAATCGATTCACCGAAAATCAAATTGTGTAAATTTTTAATATTTATCCCGGTTGAAAAAGTTCCGTATGAAGCAACAATGATCACATTGTTGAACTTTTCAGCCATTTCCCTTACCTTTTCCCGATGCTTGACCGGGATGGTTCCATCAATATAATAAACACGCTTTTCCGGGAAATTCTTTTTCAACAGTCGATTAAGTGATCCACCATAATCCCGGCTTTTAAAAAGTACCATCGTATTTTTCTTACGTGATGCAGCAAGTTTGCAAACAAACTTTTTGCGTTCCTTAATCGATCTGATCAGATCTAATTCCTTTTTGTATCCTTTCTTTTTTTCTTCAGTATCACCCTTGTTGATCATCGAATAACAGGCCTTTGCAGCCTTTTTAGTGTGCTTCAGGATGATTGCTTTAATCCTGATGTCCGAAAGGATTCCTTTTTCAATTAGATCAGCAGATTTTGAAAAGGTCTTAATCCTTCCAAGTAACCCTTCCAACTGCAATTTTGAAATCTTGCAGTCCTTCAAATGCCCGGACATGCCGATTCTATACATGGCATTGATGCAAAGGTTTGCTATTCGTGGTAATTCCTTTGCTGTTGCTTCATGAACTTCATCGACCACCAAACAATTAAATTTTTTAAAATATTCCTTCGGCATATTTTGCAGGGATTGCCATGTTGAAACTGTAATTGCTTTATCAGTATATTTTTCCTTCCCTGAATATATCCGATGAACATGCTGATTCATGTCCATAAAATTTTTGCCGTAATCATTAAAATCCTTTGCCATTTGTTCGACCAATGAAGTCCGGGGAACTATCAGCAAAAATTTCATATCATCATAAAGGAATTGCAACATATTAAAGAACAGGTAATAAATTAAAGACTTCCCGGATGCTGTTGCTGAAATCCCGATCATCTTTTTATGATAAAGGAAATTCTGAATTGCCTTAATCTGATGATCATAAATCGGATCAAATTCCTTTGGAAGCTTAAGAACTTTACGGGCAAAGTCCGTAATCTTTTTAGCTGAATACTTTTCGCCTTTATCAAGCAACCCTTTCTGAACTGTGAAATCGTAATTGTTGAACTTCAAATATTTGATCAGCTTCGGCAACAGGCCAAAGGGCATGGTTCCTGCATTCTGATTGAACAGTCGAATTCGACCATCCCATATCCCGGCCTGATACTTTTTGCTGAAGTGTGCCATTGGCAAATAGAATGAAAATCGATCACCAATATCACGTGCTTCATCGAAATCACAATCCACATAAATTTCAGCTTCACTATAATATTTAATTTTCATCCCTTGAACGGTTCCCGTTTCCTGCGTTCCATTTCCTTATGCACAGATTTTTCATATTCAGGATCTTCCATATTATGCATATCAATATGATCAATCATATCCCG